CACAATGCGTCGGTATTAGCTGACAAAATTGGAATGGGTATCAACCAACGTATTTCAGGTTCAAGAAGAACAGATAAACCTTATACGAACACATTAATCATAGTTAATCAACCTTGGGTAGAATTACCTGATAATCCTTTCGGACAACCTAAAATTAAAGCAAAAGGTGGGGAAGCAATTTGGTTAAACTCAAGTATTGTATTCTTATTTGGTAATCAAAAAGGTGCGGGTACAACTAAAATCTCAATCACAAAAGATAAGAGAAAAGTTAAAATCGCAACAAGAACAAAAATCTCTATTATGAAGAACCACATCAACGGTTTGGGATATGAAGATGGACGTATCTTGATTACATCACACGGATTTATGGCGGGACGAGAAGAAGGAGAAGAAAAGAAATCTCTCGAAGAGTACAAAAAAGAGTGTGGTGATTACATCAGTAAGATGTTAGGTGTTAATGTTACAGACATCGAAGACGTGGAAGTTGTAACAGAAGAAAGTGATCTATAATAAAATTTATTAATGTCTGTTTTACTTGTTGATGGTGACAATTTACTTACGATTGGTTTTTATGGTGTTAAGAATTACTTCTATAAAGGAACACATATTGGGGGAATATATCATTTTCTTAATACTCTTAGAAGGGCATTTGAGACGTATCATTTAGATAAAATTGTAGTATTTTGGGATGGACTTGACGGTTCACAAACCAGAAAGAAAATCTATATCCATTACAAGGAGAACAGAAAATCTAGACTTCGTTCTGAAGAAGAGATTAACTCATACGGATATCAAAGGGATAGGGTAAAACAATATTTAGAAGAACTTTTTGTTAGACAAGGAGAATATGAATATTGTGAAACTGACGATTGTATTGCATATTATTCACAAAAATCAAACAACGAGTCCAAGATAGTTTACTCATCTGATGGAGATTTAACCCAACTTGTTTCAGAAACTACACAAATATACAACCCGTCACACGGAAAAATATACAAACAAAACGATACGATTGTTTACGACCACGAAGAAATTTTAATTGAAAATGTTAAATTGGTTAAAATGATGTGCGGAGACTCTTCAGACAACATCGCAGGTATAAGAGGAATGGGAGTTAAGAGATTTTTATCACTTTTCCCTGAACTAAAAACAGAAAAAATTTCAATTGAACAAGTTAAAGACAAATGTAACGTCTTATTTGAACAAGATAAGACAAATAGGTTAGTAACTAATCTACTTACAGGTGTAACTAAGCATGGAGTTTTTGGAGATGAGTTCTTCGATGTAAACAGTCGTATTGTAAGTTTGGATGACCCGTTCCTTACTGATGAGGCAAAACAAAATATAGATTCACTAATTAATGAAAATTTAGACCCTGAGGGGAGGTCTTATAAAAATACCATGAAAATGATGATGGAAGATGGATTATTCAATGTGTTACCAAAATCGGATGATGCATGGATAAAATTTTTAAACCCATTTTTACGTCTCACAAGAAAGGAAAAAAATAAAAGAATAATAAAAATTAAAAACTATGAGTAATCAAGAAAACATTACTAAATTCGAATTCCTATTATCATTAGAGGGAAACATCATTGTCCAAAGATTTTTTAACGTTAAAGACCATTATGACCCATCTAGAAGATCAATGGACTTACACTATTATGTAAAAAATATTTGTGACGATATTGCTGAAGATTTAAAAATAAAAAGTTCCAATTATCTATGTGAGAATGCAAATTTTATCTTGTCTTCTGACTATGTGGAAGATCCAAATGAGAAGGACAAAGAACACTTTTTATTGGAAATTAAATTGAATGAAGATGTATTTATTCAAAGAATATTCCCAGCATTTTACTACCATCCAAAGGTTAGATACACGGTGGATGTTCGACCAAGACTTAAGAGAATTTTGACAGATTTAACTGACATTTTATCATCTGATGAATTGGAGACAACGTATTTGAATTATGAACTATAAAATATATATATAAAATGGCAGAGAAGAATTTTGGTAATTTAGGATTTTCATTTCAACAATCACTTATTAAGTCAATAATCGAAAACAAGAAGTACGGAGAAACGATTATTGATGTTTTAGAAAGTAGATATTTTGATAATACATCCTTTAAATTTATCATGGAAAATGTTAAAGAGTTATTCAAAACGTATAACACTATACCAAACTACGATACGGTTGCACAAAAGTTAATGGCCGAAGGTGGTAATGACTCAACAAAACATGTTGATACTCTTGAAGCTATTAAACAATTAGAAGTCAATACTGAATACATACAAGATACTGCCCTTAATTTCTGTAAACAACAGAACTTAAAGAAGAAACTTAAAGATGTACATAACATTATTGACAATGGTGAATTTGAATCTTATAATAAGATTGAGGAAATCATACAAAAAGCGTTACAAATCGGTTTAATGAACGATGACGGAACGGATGTATTTGAGGACATTGATTTAGCATTAGAAAAGGACAATAGACTCCCAATTGCGACAGGTATTGTTGGAATCGACAACTTGTTAGAGGGTGGACTTGGAAGAGGAGAATTTGGTATTGTATTAGCTCCTACGGGTACTGGTAAGACTACCTTACTCACTAAAATGGCTAACACAGCATATAACCAAGGATATAATGTTTTACAAGTGTTTTTTGAAGACAATCCGGGTAATATTAAAAGAAAACACTATACCATATGGTCAGGTGTTGCACCTAAAGACCAACCAGAAAACGCTGAAGAGGTAAAAATAAAGGTTAAAGAAGCTGAAGTACAATCTAAAGGTGGAATTAAACTTTTAAAATTAGCGAGTGATAATGTAACAATATCTGAAATTAAAAATAAAGTTAGAAAATTAATTTCTGACGGATTTAAAATAGATTTACTACTCATTGATTATGTTGATTGTATTTCCCCTGAAAGAAGTATTAATGGAGAAGAATGGAAAGGAGAGGGTTCTATTATGAGAAGTTTAGAATCAATGACAGGTGAATTCGATATTGCAATATGGACGGCAACACAAGGTAATAGAGAATCAATTTCATCCGAAGTTGTTAATAGTGACCAAATGGGTGGGTCTATTAAGAAAGCACAAATTGCACACGTAATTGTTTCAATTGCTAAAACACTTGAACAAAAAGAAAATAACTTAGCGACATTAACTTTACTTAAATCACGTATTGGTAGAGACGGTGTTATATTTCAAAACTGTAAGTTCAATAATGAATATCTTGTTATTGATACCGACACACAGAATACTCTTCTTGGATTTGAAGAACAAAAAGTACAAGAGAGAGCAACTAGAGCGGCAGATGTCTACAAAAGGACACAAGAAAGAAAGGCAGGTTTAGTAGTTAAAAATTAAAAAAAATCAAAATGACTGAAAAAATATTACAAGACAATCCAGGGAGATTTGTCGTTTTCCCTATCGAACACCATGACCTATGGAAGTTCTATAAACAATCTGAAGCGTCTTTTTGGACAGCTGAAGAAATTGATTTAGGACAAGATGTTTCTGATTGGGAAAATAAATTAAATTCTGATGAACAACATTTCGTAAAACACGTATTAGCATTTTTTGCTGCGTCTGACGGAATTGTAAATGAAAATTTAGCAATAAACTTCTTAAATGAAGTTCAATATACTGAAGCTAAGTTTTTCTACGGATTCCAAATTATGATGGAGAACATTCATAGTGAAACATATTCACTTTTAATTGACACATTGGTTAAAGACAAAGATGAACAACATTTCTTATTCAATGCTATCGACACAATTCCTGCTGTTAAAAAGAAAGCTGATTGGGCGTTAAAATGGATTAACTCAGAGTCGTTTGTTGATAGATTAATTGCATTTGCTGCGGTTGAAGGTATCTTCTTTTCAGGTTCATTCTGTTCAATTTTTTGGTTAAAGAAAAGAGGGTTATTACCCGGACTTACATTTTCAAATGAATTGATATCTCGTGATGAGGGTATGCATTGTGATTTTGCTTGTCATATCTATAATCAACATATTCAAAATAAAGTAAAACCTGAAAGAATTAAAGAAATCATATGTGGAGCTTTAGAGATTGAAAAAGAATTTATACTTGAGGCATTACCAGTTCGTTTAATTGGTATGAACTCAGATTTAATGTCACAATATCTTGAATTTGTAACTGATAGATTATTAATTGCCTTAGGAGTATCTAAAGTTTATAACTCAGAAAATCCATTTGATTTTATGCAAAACATTGCATTACAAGGTAAAACAAATTTCTTTGAGAAAAGAGTTGCCGAGTATCAAAAAGCTGGTGTGAATAAAACAAACGAATCTGAAGATTTAGATTCTGCATTTGGTGATGTTGATTTTTAAAATTAGAAAATAAAAATGAAAGTAAAAAAAAGAGACGGTTCCTTAGAGGAGATGAGATACGATAAGATTACAAGAAGAATAAGTGTATTTTGTAGTGATTTAAATTTAGAATACATAGACCCAACCTACGTTACTTTAAAAGTTACACAAGGAATATATGATGGAATTTCTACAACTGAATTAGATGTTCTCGCAGCCGAAACTGCGGCGGCTATGGCAACAACACATCCTGATTATTCAAAATTAGCTGGAAGACTTGCCGTTTCTAATTTACATAAAACAACTCATAAGAAATTTTCACAATGTATTAAAGAACTATATTCTTTTACCGAACCAAAAACAGGCAAAGAATCTTCTTTAATTGATGAAAAAGTTTATGAATTTGTAATGGCAAATAAAGAATCAATAGATGGTGCAATCCATTTAGAAAGAGATTTAGATTTTGATTATTTTGGTTTTAAAACATTAGAACGTTCATATCTATTAAAGATAGGTGAACGTATTATTGAAAGACCACAATACATGTATATGAGAGTTGCGGTGGGCATTTGTAAGGGTGACGTTGAAATGGCTATTCGTATTTATGACGACTTATCCCAACATTATTATACACATGCGACCCCAACGCTGTTTAATGCCGGCACAAAACGAGCTCAAATGTCATCTTGTTTTTTAATTGGAAATAAAGGTGATGATATTGATGGGTTGTTTGATACAATCAAAGATGTGGCTAAAATTTCTAAATGGGCTGGTGGAATTGGTTTACACGTTCATGATGTTAGATCCAAAGGTTCTTATATAAAAGGAACAGGAGGTCTTTCAGATGGTCTGTTACCAATGTTAAAAACATACAATGAGGTTGCTCGATGGATTAATCAAGGTGGTAAACGTAAAGGTTCTTTTGCTATTTATCTTGAACCTTGGCATTCAGATATTTTTGATTTTATTGATTTAAGAAAGAATCATGGTAAGGAAGAAATGAGAGCGAGAGATTTATTCTTAGCGATGTGGACTCCCGATTTATTTATGCAACGTGTTGAAAGTGATGGAGATTGGTCCCTATTTTCACCTGACGAGGCGCCAGGATTATCCGACGCTTACGACAGTCCTGAAGATAAAACATTCACTCGTTTATATGAATCATATGAAAAGGATGGTAAGGCAAGAAAAGTAGTTAAGGCAAGAAAATTAATGGACGCAATCTTAACTGCACAAATTGAAACAGGAACACCTTACATGTTATACAAGGATCCAGCGAATTATAAATCAAATCAAAAGAATTTAGGTACTATTAAATCTTCAAATTTATGTACCGAAATTATTGAATATAGTTCACCAACTGAACAAGCAGTTTGTAATTTAGCGTCAATCGCGTTACCAAAATACATTCTTGATGGAGAATTCAATCATGAGTTACTTTATGAATACACATATCAAGTTGTTAAGAACTTAAACAATGTAATTGATTTAAACTTCTACCCAACCGAAGAAACCAAACGTTCAAACTTTAGACATCGTCCTGTTGGTTTAGGTGTTCAAGGTTTGGCGGACGTAATGTGTAAATTGGCTTTACCTTTTGAATCTGAAATGGCTGATAAATTACAAACAGATATTTTTGAAACAATTTATTTTGCGGCATTAACTTCATCAAAAGATTTAGCGAAAGAATTTAGTCCATATGAAACAATTGTAGGTTCACCAATTGAAAAGGGTATTTTACAATATGAAATGTGGGGTAAAAAAGATTCAGATTTATCAGGTCGTTGGGATTGGAAATCTTTAAGAAAAGAAATTAAAACAAATGGTGTTAGAAATTCATTATTGGTTGCACCAATGCCAACCGCATCGACTGCACAAATTTTAGGTAATAATGAAGCGTTTGAACCGTTTACCACTAACTTATATTCTCGTAGAACATTAAGTGGTGAATTTATTATGATTAATAAACACTTGGTTTATGATTTAATAAAAATTGGTTTATGGAATGAAGGTATTAAAAATAAACTAATCATGGAAAATGGTTCAGTTCAAAACATACCTGAAATTCCTACCGAAATGAAGGAAGTGTATAAGACCGTTTGGGAAATGTCACAAAAGAGAATTTTACAAATGGCAGCCAATAGAAGTGTTTTTATTGATCAATCACAATCATTGAATTTATTTGTGGATAACGCCACCAAACCAAAATTATTAGCGGCACATTTATTTGGTTGGAAATTAGGGTTAAAAACGGGTATGTATTATTTAAGAACGAGAGCGGCGGTGGATGCAATTAAAGGTTTGGGTGTGGATATGTCAACATCAAAACCAATTGAACAAACGTCATCAGTAAATAATGTTGAAGTACCAAAAAATAATTTTTTAATAAGTGAACAAACACCTGAGGTTGTAATGACATCGGAAAAACCAGTAGACTCTCCATTTGATTGTGAGGGATGTGGTTCTTAAAATAATGGGAGACCCCTTGAAGAGTACTCCCAGGTCTTGAGAATATAGGGGGTGAATATTAAGACACTAATTTAAATCCAGCTTCGGCTGGATTTTTTTATTTATTACCATTTTATATTAGTTTATATTTATAGGTATGGCGACATATGGTATAGATTTTCCTTTCCGAGATAGTTTAGAAGGAAAGTTTTTAAAAATGACAGGAGAAGCGGAAAGAGAGATTAGAGGAAACCTAATTCATCTTTTACTGACAAGAAAAGGTAGTAGATATTTCTTACCTGATTTTGGTACCCGTTTATATCAATTTATCTTCGACCAAAACGATATGGTAACATTCGGATTGATTGAAAGTGAGATTAGAGAGACGGTAAAAACCTATATCCCTAATTTAGATATCACATCAATTAATGTCATGTCAGCAGAGGATGACCCTGATGAAAGAACCACATTTAACATGATGGAAGATGAAAGACTATTCAGGGTTTCCGACCATTCAACCAAACCATATACTGCCAAAGTAAAAATTGAATACACAGTAACTAATGGAGCATTTTCAACTTCAGATTTTGTAATATTAAACATTTAAGATGAGTAAAAAAATATCATATGCAACCCGTGATTTTGCGGGTTTAAGACAGGAATTAGTAAACCTAACTAAACAATATTATCCTGATTTGGTTAAAAATACCAATGATGCGTCAATATATTCAGTATTGTTAGATTTAAACGCGGCTGTTACCGATAACTTACATTATCACATTGATAGGGTTTGGCAAGAAACTATGTTGGACTTTGCTCAACAAAGACAATCGTTATACCACATTGCAAAAACCTACGGACTTAAAATACCGGGTAACAGACCATCGGTTTGTTTGTGTGATTTCTCAATAAATGTGCCTGTTAGAGGAGATAAGGAAGATGAAAGATATTTGGGTATTTTAAAAACAGGAGCACAAGTTTCAGGTGGTGGACAAGTTTTTGAAACATTAGAAGATATTGATTTCTCTAGTCCATTTAACACTAAAGGGGAACCAAACAGACTTAAAATACCAAACTTTAATGCAAATAACACTTTAGTTTCCTACACAATCACAAAAAGAGATGCGGTTGTTAACGGTGTTAGTAAAATATATAGAAAAATTATAAATCAAACAGACCAAAAACCCTTCTTGAAGTTATTTTTACCTGAACAAAATGTTTTAGGTGTTGTTTCAATTATACATAAAGAGGGTACGTCATTTGGTGCAAACCCAACACCAAGTGAATTTTTAACAATTACAAATAAGTGGTACGAAGTTAAAAGTTTAATACAAAATAGAGTTTTTATACCCGATTCAACGGCAGTTTCAGATAAGGATAATTTTAAATCTGGTGTCTATAAAGACGTTACAAATAAATTTATAACAGAATACACACCTGAAGGATATTTTTCATTGATATTTGGTTCTGGAACTGTTAATCCATTAGATAATTTGGATAATTACATGACAGGTCAATTAAAGGTGAATTTAGCGAGTTATTTAAACAATTTATCATTAGGTGCGGTACCAAAAACGGATACTACATTATTCGTAAAATACAGAATTGGCGGTGGTAAAAATTCAAACGTAGGTGTAAACGTCGTAAACAGTATCGATACTGTTGAATTCAATGTAAACGGACCTGTTAGTTCAACAAACACTCAAGTCATACAATCTTTGAAAGTTACTAATATCACACCTGCGGTAGGTGGTGCGGACCAACCAACAATTGAGGAATTGAGAAATATGATTTCATATAATTTCGCAGCACAAGATAGAGCGGTTACATTAAATGACTATAAATCTTTAATAGAGGTCATGCCATCGACTTTCGGAGCACCAGCTAAGGTAAACGTCATGGAAGAAGATAATAAGGTTAAAATCAAAATATTATCTTACGATGATAAGGGTAATTTAACTGATACAGTTTCTAACACATTAAAAAATAACATCATTAATTACCTTTCTGAATATAGAATGATAAATGATTACATTGATATTGCAAATGGTGAGGTTATAGATTTAGGATTGGAGATTGATTTGATTATCGATAAAAATGAAAACCCTTCTGATATCATCAAAACAACAATTAACAATACGATTGATTTCTTCTCATTCGATAAAAGAAAGATGGGAGACCCATTATTTGTTGGTGATTTGATTAGACAAGTTGGTCAAGAAAACGGTGTTATCAACGTAATTGATGTTAGAGTCTTCAATAAAATCGGTGGTCAATATTCATCCGCTGAAGTATCACAATCATATGTAAACAATAGTACCAAAGAGATACAACAGAGTGACATGACTATTTTTATGAAATCTAACCAAATTTACCAAATTAGATTCCCAAATGTCGACATCAAAGTTAGAACTAAAACATTAGGAACGACTACATATTAAAATGTTTTTTCGTTATAATAATAGAAAACCCGATCGTTTCTATTTATTATAAGAATCATGCAAAAACATAGAATTTTAACCAACGTTGGTAAGGACAACAAGATTACCGTCGAACTAAAGCAAGATTATGAATTATTAGAAATTCTATCTTTAAAGTTCAGTCAGAAAGACGCGTACGCCTCGTTTTGCTCAGATTATGGTGTTGTTTGTGGTAGGATTTCGGTTAACAATGGTTTAGGTATACCAAATGCAAGAGTTTCAATATTTGTTCCGTTAAAAGACGAACACAAAAATGACCCCGTAATTTCAGCTTTATATCCATATAAAGAGGCTGATGACAAAAATGAGGCGGGTTACAAATACAATTTATTACCATCTAGACAACAACACGGAGGACATGAACCAACAGGTACGTTCTTTGATCAAACCGATATTTTAACAAGAGAAGAAATTTTAGAGGTTTTTGAAACTTATTATTCTTATACGGTTAAAACTAATGAGGCTGGTGACTTTATGATTTGGGGTGTACCATTAGGTAACCAAACATTACATGTCGATGTAGATTTATCAGACATTGGGGCGTTTTCGTTAAGACCATATGATTTAATGAGACAAGGTGCTGGTGTTGATAAATTTAAAAACAAATACAAATTTAAATCTTCTGAAGATTTAATAACTCTACCTCAAATTATTTCATATAATAAATCAATTGAGGTATATCCATTTTGGGGTAATGAAGATTATTGTGAAATTGGTTTAACAAGAACTGATTTTGATTTATCAGAAAGAGGTGTCACTATAAAACCTAAATCATATTTAATTGGAGGAGTTTATACTGACGGTGGAAAAAATGCAATAAATAAAAGTTGTGTACCGAGGGCTAAGATGGGACGTAAGTGTGACTTACTTGCCAAATCGGCTAAAGTAGAATTAATTAGATTCACACCGGTTAAAGATGAAAGTAATAAACCAGTCTTAGAGGAAGTAATTCTAAATGAAGATATCCCCGATGATGGTGGTTTTGTTATTCCATTAGAAATGAATATGGATTTCATCTACACTAACGAATTTGGTGAAAATGAAATAACAAATGACCCAAATAAAGGAGTTGCGACTTCCGCATGTTATCGAGCAAGAATTAATATAAATGATAATGATTTATCAAGAGTTAGACAAAACGCTGATTTTTTAATTCCAAACATTAGAGAGTATGGTTCATATAATAGTACTACTTGGACTATAGATGATAAATCGTATGCATGGTCATTAGATTGGGATGATTATCCAACAACTGCAGTTAGTAATGACGAGTCATTAGGAATTTTATATAATGAAAATGGAAAGTATTTTCCAAAAGATTATTTTTATAGATTTAATTATAATAAAGTTTATACCGTTTCATCTTTTCAAAGTTCATATCATAATGATTATGGTGCATACACAAAAGATAGATTTATAGGTCTTAAAGAATTAGTACCCGCTGAAGAAGAAGATTGTGGAGATCATTTAACACCACCAGTGAATTTTGGACTTAAGAATTACACATTTACATTATTAATTGCCGACATATTATTATTTTTTGAACAATTAATAAATCTTGTTACCTTAACATTTTTTAACACCATTGCTAGAGTATTTCATGGACTTGCAGATGCTGTTGATTTTTGGCCAATTAGAAGATTATCAAGATCTGTTAGAAAATTTGCATATAGAATTCAAGATTCATCACAAAGAAATTTATACCTAATAACATATCCAGAATGTGAAGAATGTAGTGGTGAAAATTCATATGGTACACAGGGAGGTACATCAACAAGTTCAGAATATTGTCAAGTTGGTACCATAGAAATTACGGGTTCTGGAGATCAATCATATAGAATTTTAAATGCTGCTAATTTTAATAGTGCAGTTCCCGATGTTGGTATTTGTTTTGGTACGGCAAGCCCATTAGTTGATATTAATGATTTTATTAATAGACAAAGTGATTATGTTATTTCATTTTATGGTAATAACATTAGTTTAGTTGACTCACCATTCAGTGATGATGGAAGTGGAGGTATACTTTTTAATGATACATATAGTATTTTCTCAGACTCATCAGTATATACTTTAATTATTAAAGATAAAAATGCAACATCTAACCCAAGTAGTAATTTAGTTACACTTGAATCAGGTTGTGAACTTTATGATGTACCATATAATGAATCATTAGTTGCAATATATTATGTTGGTTCAGGAAGAACTGAAACAACAGTATATACACCAGGATTGGATGTAACAGCAACAAAACTATCCGACACTAGTAGTTTTAAATTACCAACAAGTTATGATGGTGAGACATATTCACCAATAACAAAATCAGGTTATTGTGAATTTTCAAACGGTGTATTTTATATAGTACCAGGTTCATTATCTAATATAAGATTATTTGATGTCCTTAAAGAATATAGAAGACGAAAAAGAGTTGGAAAAATGTTTTGTGGTGGAATTGTAAATTATGCATTTATTGATAATTGGTTATCAGGATCATTATATTTTTTTCAATTTAAAGCTAAAAAAATGTCCGACGCGGTGAATAACGCAAACGAAAAGACTGCAAAATATTGTAGAGATGTTGTTAGATTTGTTGTTTCACAAGGAAGGTTTTATTATAGATCAACTAAATTTAATGGAACATTTGTTCCATCTGTTGAAACGTTTGGTAATTCAAGTGGATATAAAAGAATCGGAACTCCAACCACATTTGTTGATTTAGGACCAAGAGATGAATTTATAAAAGAAATAACAACAGACCCAACCTTAGATGTTAATTCGTCCGTTGCAAGGTCAATTGGTGCAACTTCATATCAAAACTTTGGTGAAATTTTAGGATTGACAATAAATTATAGATTAGATGTTAGTAATAGTGAGTTTGAACTAAAAGATTTTTTTACAAATTCAGGATTTTCATCGATTGCTCTTTATAATGTTTTAGATGGAGATATCCTACAATTAATATCAACAAATTGTGAAACTGGAATTGAACCATTTGATTTACAAAGTCCAAAATATTTGGGTTACTCATATCAAGTACTTGACCCTGATTTATATCCACAAGTATTTAAACCAAACGGTTATTACGGAGGAACACCAATTACATTAGAATTTAACGACGATGGTGAAAGAGTTAGAGCATCATTAAATGAACCAGGAAGATTAACAGAATCATCTCAAATTGTACCTTTCTATTTATGGGATAAAAAAGGAACGGGATTCGGTGGTACAAATGAAGCAACTTCAGATGATCAATCTTGGGATTACGGTGGAATACAAACACAACCGTTACAAGGTATGACTTATGGTTATTCTTATACTAGTACATATGATGACCCATCTGACAAATATTTGTTATTACCCATCACATATAATTTTGCCGGATTAACAATCACAGGTAACACAACAGACCAAATTGAATTTGATGATGTAATCACAGGTAAAACTCAATCGGGTAGTTTAATATCTGTTGGAACATTATTACAAGATTATAATAATCAATATCCAGGTTACACCGTTTTAGCTGTAACAAGTGGATCAATACTAAACCCAACAGTCGGAACTTTATATACAAGAAAAGGACCAGCGGGTAATGATGGTTATACAGGTTGGGCAACACAGTCGTGGACAATCGATATTGATTTTATTATTAGACCGACTGAGGATTATTATAGTGGTAACAAACAAATACTTTCTACACCGTTCCAATTTTATTTTGGACTGAAAGCCGGTAAAACTGGGCTTGATAAATTTATTGACCTATTTGGTCCGAAGGGAGCGTTCCCACCAGCTGAATAATGGAAGAGAATAAAGAAATATTATTACCTAATAAAAGGTACAAGAAAGCCGAAGAACAAGATTTAACATTACAAGTTAATTTAGAATCGTCCGAGTCCCTAATGAGACTTGGTGATAGAGATATTGTTTTAGATTTAGAAAAATTATTTAATAAAGAAAGACAAGATAGTATTGATTATAAAATTTACGGTAAGATGAAAATGGTCTTCCGTAACATGTATAGTGGTGATACCCCTTACGATTATTTAAGTGAAAATTTATACTTAGCTGGCGATGGAACAAACGGATTAAATGGTGCAAATAGATTTACTGGATTTTTACCATATGATGAGTTTGCATTTTTAAGAAGAGATTTACGTAGACAAATTAATACACCAGTAAGTGGAGATACAGTTGGGTTTAATAGTGATTTAAGTTACATAGGACCAGAAAGACACCCACCTATTTCCACAATGATGGCACCATATCATAATTGGAATCTTTATTTATCATATGTTTATAGTGGAGATTCCAATTATCAAATGACATATACGTTATCTGGTTGTACAAAGATTGTTGGTAATAATATAATAACATTTAAATCGGGAGACGGTATTCCATTTAGAGTTTCATTAACAGACGGTAATTTTTATGAATTAACAAGTCCTATTGAACATGGAATGAAACAAGGTGAATATATCACATTATCAGGTGTAACATTTACGGGAGCGATTACAGGTAGAACTTATCAAATTGATTCAGTTGGAAATGAATTTTACGATTCAGAAAAATATGTTATTAATTTATCAAAATCATCATTTAAAACCGGTATCACAATTGGAACAAGTAACAAAATTTTATTTACAGGTAAAAGGGTATTAGATGTTAATAATATAACTAACACAACATCATCATATTATGTACATAAACATAAAACATTAACAGATAGTAGTCATTATATTATGGACAATGTTGGATTCGAAAGTCCAATTTTTGAAAATGAAAAAAAGATAATATTTGAAAATAGTGCAGGGGATAACGACGTATTAGTTGAAAGAAACAGACCTGAATCGGTTCTATTTGATTTTAAAGAACCATTTCAATTAACGTCAGAATTAAAAAATAATTTAGGATACACACCAACAGAAATATATGTAACGACTATTTTTAGAAATGGAAATGGTTATTTTAATTACCCACCAAAAGTTGGACATAAATTTAATTTTCATAATAGTTGGGTTGATAATCATTTTAGTGGTACAACATCAAATGAAAGTACAATTGGAAATGGTACTACATTCACGAGAGACTCTATAACATTTACTAGTGGTAATACACTATCAAAGGGAACAGTATTAACTGGTGCCTTTGTTGAGTACAATCCAAAAGAATTAAAAGAAAGAATTATTTGTGAGGCGTTTCAAAAAATTACAAACCCAACAACAATTTTTGATTATGGACAAACTGGTGATGTAGATGGATTTTCATGTGCAACGGTGAATAATCCATTTGGTTTACATTACCAACCACATCATAGAATAAAACTTAGACAACTTTCACCATATATTGAAAATTCAGATACGAAAGATATTTTTAATATACCCGAAAATAAAATATATGATAGTCAAGATAAATTATGGAGATATCGTGATTTATATGACCATGGTTATGTTGATGTTGATGGAAATGGAACTGATTTTCCTTTTATCAATGGACAACATTATGTTAAGTCAGACATTAATTTTTATTTAAGAAATGAAAGATACTATACAAATAAGGCCGATGGTCTAATAAACTTCTTGGATAGTAATAACCCAAGAAATAACACTAAAGGTATTTGTTAATGAAAATTATTAAACCATTAAACACACCAATTAACAATTGGAATTCAAGTAAAACATATGGGTTATCTGAATTAGTAACATATAGTGGAAATACGTATGCTTCATTATTAGATGGTAATAAAAATAATAATCCACTATCATCATCAGGAAAATGGAAGTTAAGTTTTAACACGAATGACATCAATTTAGTTTTAAATATTGAAACCGACTTTTTATCAAATTTAGGATCAGAAGAAAATTTACAACAATTTGAAGGTGAAGTGTTAGATGAAATTTTAAATCCGATTGAGAATTATGATGTTATTAGATTTATTCATAAACCATATTCTATCAGTACGGGTACAACATTAACACAATCAGATATTTGGTTTTATTTTTATTTTTTAATTCAAAATTGGGACTCGGGAAAAACATATGAAAAAAATGAACTAATAAAATATAACGGAAATAAATATATTTCATTAGATATATTAAATAAAAATAATAACCCATTAACATCACCAACTAAATGGGAATTGTATTACGGTTTAGAATATGTTCAAGATTATAGACCACAAGATATTAGTTCAAGAGAAAATGAATTAATGTTAAAACAATCAACAGATAGTTTTTTTAGATTAGAATTTTATAAAACTCCACACATTCTTAATGAATATGAAGAAATTATTGGATACGAACCACCAACAAGAGTAAATCGAAAATTAGTTTTCAGTAGAAACTTATCCTTACCGTTGGGTGAGAAAATGTTTTATAACACATTAAGTGGTTATGTGAATCTACCTGTCTTTAATGGTAACAATTACAGAAATAAAGAAAACATGTATTTGTTTTGGTTTGAACAAGAAGATGTTTTTATTGAAACCAACTTAAGTGGTACAACTTCAGGAAACACATTTTTTATGACTGCTAAATTTTACAATGCCAAAAACGGAAACATTGTTGATTTTACAAATTCAGGATTCACTCAAAATTATGAGGTTACTGAAGAAAGTGATATGTATTACCAAGTTGATATTGATAGAACAAATCACACATATGAGATATCAAATTACAATGGAATAACTAAAGGAACTAGAGTGGGTACTGTTAGTGGTACAACAATAAACGCGGTTAAGTTCTACGAAAAACGTTAAACATAAAAGAAATTATTTATAGTAAGTGAAGAAAATCATACATAAAATACGAAGAAAAGAAATACCGAGCATTGCTTTGGTTTCTTTATCTGCGCAACAATGGTATGATAATGAGGGTAATTTAATTCCATGGTCAGGTAACACAGGTTATTTACCAACAGGATATACCCCGTCACAAGGTTTTGTGGTTTACAATACAACAACGGGAACAACAGATAATCTTGTTCAAGGTTATTATAAGTATAGTGGTTCTACATGGTATCGTGTAACGGGAACCACATCACAAATTAATTCACAAATTTACGATGATACACAGTTACCCATATTTTTAGAGTCTAGTGCTTATGAGATGGGTCAAATGTATGCGTTTGATGGGCAAGTTCGACAAGATGGACAAAATAAAATAACGGCAAACTTTGCTTACGATGTGGAATGTGATGTTGTTACGGTTTATAACACAACAAATTATGGTTCTCTTAGTGTTTTAGCTGATGCCGAATTTACAATTCATTGGGGAGATGGAACAAGCAATTCAATTGAATCAAATGGTTCAGTAACAAAACAATTTAGTACCCAAGGGGAACAAAATATTGAAATACAATTTATCGCACCATGGTCAACGGATAGAGTTGTAAAAGTATTGACAGTTAATTGTGAAACCCCGACTCCAACACCGACTCAGACTCCAACAAATGAGGCTACACCTACACCTACACCAACCAATACATCCACACCAACTCAGACTCCAACTCAGACTGTTACACCTAGTCAGACGCCAACTAATACGGTTACACCGACCAATACTCCTACTAATACACAAACACCAACTAACACCCCTA